TTACCATTCTAGTTTAAAATAAATAGGGAGATTAATTTCTCCCTAAACTATTGACAGTATATAAAAAGATAAGTATAATAAAGATATAAATAAAATAAATTCAATGAATGGAGAGATGAATATATGGCAAAATTTAGTTTAGATAGTCTTAAAAAAATGAAAGAAGAAAATAGCAAAAAGAAAGTAAGTGTAGATTTAAGAAATTATAATATGATATTATATGGAACACCTGATGCTGGGAAAACTACATTAGCAAGTGCATTGTTTGAAGGACAACATATATTATTAGCTTGTGAATATGGTAGTTCGGCATCATTATGTTCAAATGATGTACCAGTTTCTTCTTACAAAGACTTATTAGAGGTAACTAGGGTATTAGCTACAAAAGAAGCATATGAAGAATTTGGTGGTGTATGTATAATAGATACATTAACAAGATTAGGAGAGATAATAACAAGTCATATATTAAATAAATATAATAAAGATTTTATGTCAGATGTTAAAAGTTTTAATGGTGGGTATGCTTTAATAGATAAATTATATAGTGAATTATTCTCACCAATGAAAGCAGTAGGTTGGAGTTTTGTTTATATTTGCCATAGTGATGAAGAAGAATTAATAGATGAAACAGGTAAAAGTTATATAAGATATGATTTACAAACTAATAAACGTTTAGCTAAGATAGTATCAAAAGAATGTCAATTATGTTGGTTTATAAATAAAGTTGGTACTAAAGACGGTCAAAGAAGAACATTAGTAACTAATGAAAGTATGTATAATTTTGGTAAAAATAAAGTATCAATTGCAGAAGATATTCCATTATTTATACCATTAGCTAATAATGAGAGAGAGTCTGCTAAATTAGTTAAAGACGCATTTGTTAAGGCTTGTGAAGGATATGGAAAAGATAGAGTAACTAATGAAATAGGTAAATCATCAGTCGAGGCATTTGCAGATGTTGTTAGAGATATAGAAGAAGTTAAAAAAGAAATGATAGAATATGGTGGATTATTAAGTGAAATAGGATTAAGAGAACAGGCAATCGACATAATGAACAGGGCATTAGGAACTGATTATAATGGAGAACAAAGAACTCTTGATGTAGCAACACAAGAAAATGTCGAAGCATTAGAGATAGGTATATTAAATATGAAAGAATTATATGAAAAATATAATAAATAATGTTGACAGAATATAAAAATATAAGTATAATAAAGGTATAAATAAAATAAGAAGTGGATATAATTAAAGTATCCACTTCTTTTATAAAAAAATATAATTATCTTGTAACATAATATAAAATTTAGCATATAATATACTATGCAGATGAAAATAAGGGGTGGTTGAAATGTTAAGTCTACTTATAAATAAGTTTAAAAAATTATTAACAGTATTATTATTAGGTGCATTATTACTTAGCAATACAACTGTATCAGAAAGTATAGGAGGTGTTAAAGAGTATATAAAATATACAATAGGTGGATATGAAATGCAAACAACATTAGATGAAGAAATACCAAGTTGGGCAATAAGAAAAGCACAAGTGGTAATAAGAGTAGGTGAATATGAAAATAAGCCAGGAAAACGAGTTTATTTACACAATATAGGATTACATTTTAAAGATATACCTACTGATATAAAAATACACAAAGATAATGACGGTGCTTATATACATGAATATGATTTAAATAAAAAAATATCAAAAAGAATATATGAAGAAATGAAAGCGAGAGGTATCAAAGTTGTATATCAAGACACTTATAGTAAATCACAAGATTTAAATGCAGCAGGCAGAATAGCTAATGAACAAAATGCAAATGTTTATTTATCAATACACACAAATTATTATAATAGCAATTCAAAAGGTTTTTTTATAATGAGTAATCAAGGAAATCAAATGGCAAGAAATATAGCAGATAGACTTAGTAGTTCAATAGAAAATAACGGTATGATACCAAGACGAGATGCATTATTAAATAACGGAAGAATAGGAGAAATGAATGTTATAAACGGAAGTACAGTAGCACTTTTAGCAGAATTAGGTTTTTATTCAAATCCAAATGAATTAAAATATTTAATGTCAGATAAATATGCTAATTATGTGGCTAATCATTTAGCAGATGAAATGGTAAAAGTTTTAAATGTTTATTGGAAAAAATATTAAATAACTATTGACAGAATATAAAAAGTTAAGTATAATAAAGATATACAAATAAAGGGGAGGTTGGTAATATGAGTATAAATAGAGGTATGAGAAGAAATAATGGAGAATTTATTAGAAGAATAATAATAACTACTGCGATAGGTGTTTTAGTTATATTAGCTACATTAATTTATAATCAAAATAATAAAATAAAACAATTAGAAACCGACTTATATTTAAAACAACAAGTACAAGAAAAGGCAACAGATACTACTATATCATTAATAAATGTTAAAACAATTCAAGAAAAATTTAATGAACTAAAAAGTTATAGTGTATTAAAAAACTCAAAAGTAAATATGACACATACTTATATATTTGAAGAAGATAGTTTTTTAGGATTAAAGAAAAGAGCAACTTTAAAAGGAAGTGCCAACTTAGTATATAGCTATGATGTTTATTTCTCAAATGCTACTGTAACACAAGATAATAATGGTACTATAACTGTTGAAATAGATAAACCTACATTAGATATGGATAGTGTTCATTATGAAAATGATACATTACTGTGGCAACAAAATGATTACAATTTATTATGTGGTGAAAAAGAGGGAGAAAAAGTAACTAAATATTTCCTTGAAACTTTTGTTGAAGTAGGTAGAGAGAAAATAAAAGATATGTATACTGACAAAGATATGAATGAACAACTAAATAGAATAGCTGTTTTAGAAGTTCAAGAGTTAATACAAGGATTAAATTTAAATGATTGTACAGTTGTTGTTAAATTAAGATAATAAGGAAGGTGTTAATGTGAGAAGTGAAATAGAGATAAGAATGATAGATAAGTTCTTAGAAATAAGAGGTAAACACGGAAACTCGGTTTGGGCAATAAGGGAATTAAAATGGTTAGTATTTAATAAATATAAAGAACAGTTTTGGGCATTATCAGAAGAAGACCAATGGGAAGTGAGAAGTGTATTTGGTGGCTTGGAAAAGGTTCACGGTAAATAGGTAGGAGAAATCCTACCTTTCTTTTTATTTTATTATCTTGTTGACAAAAGATAAAAATATAAGTATAATAAAGATATAGAATAAGAAAGGAGAATAAATATGCTAGAACAAGGAAAGAGTTATAAGATATTAGCAGAAATTTATGATGAAGAAAATCAATTAGTATTATTAGTAGTAGAAAATAAATATGGTAGAGTAATGCAAGTAAGAAAAAATGTATTGGAACAATGGAACTAAAGGAAGTGATAAATAACATATGGCTAAAGTTACCTGTAAAATTTGTGGTCAAAAGATAGAAAAGGAAAGTGCTTATTGTATAACTAAAATAAATGAAAATACAGGAAAGAAAACTAATAGTTATTATTGTTCAGAAGAAGAATATTTAGAAGATAAAGAGAAAAAAGAATTATGGAAAAAGGTATTAGTAGCCGTTGATGATATATTAGGTTATACTTGTATATCAAAGATGAAGGTGAATATGATAAAAGAGATTGAGGAACATTATAGCAGAAAACAATTGTATAATTGTTTGATTAATAATGCAAATGAAATTAAAAGATATTTAGATGAAAAAGGTATATATGAAGAATATGGAAAGTTAGCATATATATTTGCTTGTGTTAAGAATAAAATAAAAGATGATAGTAACAATATAAGTGTTAATACATCATATGGTGTTTCAATGGATTATGAAGAAGAAAAAGAAGAAAAATTACAAAAGAGATTAGAAAAGATGAAAGAAAAGAAAGAAAATAATATAAGTTTATTAGATATTATAAAAATGTTTGATAAAAATAAAAAGTAGGTGAGAGTATTGGACGAAAGAGCATTAAACGAAAGTTTGGTATTATCGTGTATTTATAAAGACTTAACTTTAATTAATGAAGTAAACGAAGATTATTTTAGTATAGATAAAACTATTTTCTTTTATAATTTAGCTAAAGAAGTAAGTAAAACAATGAAAGAAATAGATAAATTTGCACTTGTAACTTGGTGTAGTTCAAATGGATTAAGTAGTATGTTTGAAGATTATAACGGATATGAAAGTGTTGATAATTTATTAAAAATGGATAGTTCTTTAGAAAATTTTAATGGATATGTGGATACTTTAAGAAAGCATATTATTGTAAGTCAAGCTAAAGAATTAAATTTTGATTTAAATAAAAAGTATAAAGTGGACGAGGCTGAGATAGTTCCAATGGAAATATTACCTTATGTAAGTTCTACACAATTTGGGGGTATAATTCAATCAATTATATTGCAAAATATAGGTATGAATGTATTAGAAGAAAATGATAAACTTGAAAGTTTGCATTATACTGATGAAGAAATAGCTAAAAAAGAAAGTGGAGAAATGGAAGATACTGCTCCATTTGATATTACTGTAACGTTTAAAGATGTTGACACAGGTGAAGATAGATACATTCAATCCTTTAAAATGTTAAACAATGAACTTAATGGTATATGTAGAAAAAATGGTGTAATGTTTATAGGTGCTAGTAGTGGTAGTGGTAAATCAACTGTAACATTACAAATGGTATTAGGTTTAGTTGAAAGTGGAGAAAAAGTGTTATTTATATCGAATGAACAGGTATCAAAATATTTCAAAGATTTATTAATGGCATTTGTATGTATAAATATTTTTAGATGTTTTACAATAAGTAGAAAGAAAATAAGTAAATGGACTTTAAGTGAAGATGAAAAACAAGTATTTTTTAAAGCTAATGAATTTATAAAAGAAAAGTATGAAGGTAAATTAACGTTTTGGGCGATGAATGAATTTGATTTTAACAAAATATCAAATAGAATGTTAAAATTAAAAATGACAGAAGGTTATAGATATTTAGTACTTGATACATTTAAACCAACAAACTTAGAAAGTAATGTAACAAATGAATATGTTCAATTATCAAGGGATTTAGATACATTTGGAAGAAAGCACGATATAGGAATAATGTGTCCAATACAATTATTAAGTGCAACTGATAAACTTTCTTATTTAACAGCATCACAAATAACAAACTCCAAGCAGATAAAAAAGATAGCAAGTAAAATATTATTATTTAGAAAGTGTAGAAATAGTGTAGAACTTAATCCTGAAAATAAAAGTTTCTTTTTAAAACCTTATGTATGGACAAAAGACCCTATAAACGGAAGATATATTAAAAAATATTTAAAAATAATTGATAGCACTAAGCCTTCTGAAAAGAAATTTGAATTTGATAGAGATTGTATAGATATAAGTAAAAGATATTTAGTATTTTTTATTGATAAAAACCGTAGTGGTGAAGATAGTATAGTGTATTTATATCAATTGGACGGAAATAGTGGAAGATTAATGGAAAGAGGTATATGTGAAAATGTAAGTACAGGTGTATTAATGCAATAAAAAGGAGGTGGTATTAATGTCTGAACTAATTAAAATGTGGTCAGACGGTTGACTTGGTGGTTGTAGAGGAAACGGAAAAGAAGAAAATATAGGTGCATATGCTTTTTATTTAGAGTATTGGGTAGACAATAAGTTAATTCATACTAAAATAGACGGAGATATTAGTTATACTACTACTAATAATATAGAGGAATTAAGAGGTTGTATTGAAGGTTTAAAGGCTATTAAGAATAAATCAATTAAATTAGAAGTACATTTAGATAGTGCCTATGTTCTTAATGGTATAACTCAATGGATAAATGGTTGGTTAAAAAACGGTTGGAAGAATAGTAAAAAACAAGATGTGGCTAATAAAGAATTATGGCTTGAATTATTAAATGAAAAGAATAAATTTTCAGATATTGAATTTATTAAAGTTAAAGGTCATAGTGGTGAAGTTGGTAATGAAAAAGTTGACGAATGGTTAAATGCTATTATGGATACACCTTTTTAAAAAAAATATTAAAAACTGGTTGACATAATATAAAAGGATAAGTATAATAAAGGTATAAATAAAGAAAGGAGAAAAAAGATATGAAAAATAAAACTGTTGTCTTCAAGAAAATAGGAGAAATAGAACGAGGATTTTATGCAGAAATATTATTCAATTATGGAAGTCCTATAAAATATCCATATTGCAAAGGATATTACCTAAACTTAACACCTTGTACAGTAATATTAGATGAAAACGGTAAAGAAAAAATAGAAAAAGATACAAAGTTCAAAGGTTCTGAATTATTATTTGAAATAGCAGAACCAAGTAATGAAAGATTTACAGTTGCAGAAAGTGTTGCAGATATGTATTTAGATAGTTTAGTTATGAAAATAATACAAAATGAAATAGACGAAAAAAGAAAAATAGATAATGTAACAAAGAAAATAGAAGGTGCTAAATTAGATTTAGAAATAAGTATGGATTATGCGAAGGAGGAGATGAATGAAATGAGAGGTATGAGAAATAATAATAATGATGGAAATAATAAAAGTACTGATGGAGGAAGTTACACAAAGAGTAAATATTATACAAAACCGTTACCTGTAACTTTTGATGAAATAGCAGGATTAGACACAGTTAAACAAGAAATATTTGAAAGTATAGATTTAATAAAAAATAGAGAGAAATATGAAACAATAGGTGTTACATCAAGTCTTAATAATATATTATTAAGTGGTGAAAGTGGAAACGGTAAAACAATGTTAGTTAAAGCAATAGCAACAGAACTAGGTTATCCTGTATTCCAAATGTCAGGTGATGCTAGTGAAAAATATGTAGGTATGACAAAGAAAAACATAGAGCAACTATTCAATGATGCTAGAAAGTGTGAACAAGCAATAGTATTTATTGATGAAGCAGAGGTCATAGCTAAGAAACGTAGTGGTGAAGAAAACAATTCAGAACGTGAAAGTGGAACTGCCGAACTATTAGCACAACTTGACGGTTTCAAAACTTCAAAAGATTTAATAGTAATACTTGCAACTAACCTACCAGATGCTTTAGATGATGCAGTATTAACAAGAATGACAAAGAAAATCCATATAAGTAACCCAGATTTTGCAACAAGATTAGGTATATTAAAAATAAATGCTAAGAAAATGAAAACAGAAGAAAACTTAAATTTAGAAAAGATAGCTAGAAATTTAAGTGGATTTAGTGGTAGAACAATAGGTGCTATCCTTAATAGAGCCGGTATGTTAGCAGTAAGAAAAGGAAAAGAAAAAATAGGTAATGAAGAATTAGAAGAGGCATTTGAAAGAGAAGTTGCTGGTTTAAAATCAAGCACAAAGAAATTAAATGAACACGAAAAACAAGTTGTATCATACCATGAAATAGGTCATGCAGTAACTAGTTATTTATTAAAATCAGAAAAAATACAAAAGATATCAATAGTGCCAAGAACTGGCTCAACATTAGGATATGTTTTATATGCTAATGAAGATGAAGATGATAAATTCTTAAAAACTAAAGAAGAATTTTTAAATGATATAGTTGTAAGCCTTGCGGGTAGAGCAAGTGAAGAATTAATATTTGGAAAAGTTACAGGTGGTTGCTCAAATGATTTAGAAAAAGCAACTAGAATAGCAGAAAATATGATAACTAGAATGGGTATGTATGAGGATTTTGGTTTAAAATCAATAGATAGAAAAGATATGTTTATGAGAGAAAAAATATTAAACAAAGTTGATGAAGTTTTAAATGAATGTTATGAAAAAGCTAAAGAAGTTTTAGTTATAAATAGAGTTTTAATAGATGAATTAGCTAAAGTTTTAATGGATAAAGAAGAAATGAATTTAGAAGATTTTGAAGAAGTTGTTTCAGAGATAGGAGCAATCATATAAGCTAAGGCTTATATGATTTTGCTCAATATAATTGACGGGAGGTGTAAACATTTTAAGTGCAAATGAATTGAAAAGTAGATTAACACTTTCAATGATTGTTGAAATGGTAGAGTATTTAGGTGGAGAATTTAATACTCAAATGGAAACAGAAGAAAAAATGGTAATGAACACTTCCCTTTGTCATCAAGGAAGTTCTTGGAAGTGTGATTTATTTAAGGACACTTTATATTTTCATTGTTATTCAAATTGTGGAAGTTTTTCAATATTAGATTTAGTACAAGAAGTTATGAATTTTGAAACGTTGCAAGACTCAATAGATTTTATAGCAGATTTTTTTAATATATCAACTACACCAAAAGGTTTTGGTAGAAAAAATAGACCGATAATTGAAAGACCAAAACCTATAAAAAAAGAAATAAATTTAGATGAAGTATTAGATGAATATGATGATTATATATTAAATACATTTAGCACTTATAAACCTATTGAATGGATA